ATTCAATTCTTGTAGATACTTGTTTAAAGATACCATACTTAATTGCAAGGTCAAGTAGACCATAATATCTGTCAAGACCTTTATCATATGTTAGTCTGACATCAACCATTTTGTTTTCAACTGTAAGTCTTGACTTTTGATTCTTACAGTGAATGATATTACCAATAACTTCTGTTCCATCTTTTTCTTTCTTCTTGGATAGATAGACTATAGATGAAGCTGCATACTTCAATCCACTACCACCACCCATTTCTTTTTGTGGGAACATAGAACCAATTACATCATAAGTGTGGTTCGTCACTATCATCGGTATTCCTACCTTACCAAGTTTCAAAGTCAACACTCTAAATGTACCTTTGATAACTTGTGCTTTAGTCATGTCTCTGACATTTTTGCCAGAACCAATATCTTCTGTTTCTTTGATTGTAGATAACATACCAAGTGAATCAAGAACGAAGAAAAGTTTTTCATCACCTTTCTTTTGTTTATCAAATCCATCAATGATGTTTACTGCTTGAGTTCTAAACTCTTCTATGGTTGTCACTGGGACTAAAAGAATACGACTTGTATCAATACCTCTTTCTTCTAGCATTTCTTGGGTTAGTGCAGATTCAGATTCAAAGTAAACGACATTACCCTCTGGGTTGTCTTCTAAAAATCTTTGAACCATTCCTAATGCAAAGAATGTTTTACCTGTTGCACTTTCACCTGCTAATGCAGTAATCTTATTAGATGGGATACCACGATAGATATCACCACTTACTAGTGCATTAAAAATGTAAGAACCTGTATCAATATAACCATCAACATCACCTGCTACGATTCCATCTGATACAACTCCTGCTAAATCATTACCACTTGCTTTTGCAAGGTCTTTCAATAAATCCATAATATATTCCTCAACTGTTATTCTATTATACTACTAATCCCTGTTCTGTCAACCAATTTCTGTTGTCCATGTGTTGTTGTTCAACTAGTTCTTTGTTTTCACCATTGTAAGGTACTGCATGGTGGTCTTCTATACTTTTATCGTTATAACATTCACTCATATCTGAATTGTAAATTCTACCAAGTATTCTACCAAACTTTCCTTTTTCTGTTGATTCAACTAAAACATAATCTTGTTGTGCAACCCAGTCTTTGAAGTATTGTTTAGATGCAAGACCAAATTTCTTTTCTACTAAATCTCTAGTTCTAGATTCTGGTGTATCAATCCCAGTTAGCCTTACTCTTCCTTTAAACAAAATATCAAATCCTAAATGTAAGGTCACATCACATGTATCACCATCAACCACTCTTGTAATATCCGCTCTATAAATATGTGGGTTCATTTTCTCTCCTTAAGGAGACAAAATATCCCCTAATTAATTAAAAAAGTCTTCTAGAGACGACTGTGGTTCAGTCGACCATCCTATCTTTTCAAGTATTAATTTGAGGGGTTCAATGAATGACTTATCAAATTGTAAATCATAATCTATGTAGTTATGGAGTTCAAACTCTCTAGGTAAAGTATTTATAAAACCAATGATGTTTTCTTTGATAGGATTAGGTATTTTTAGGTATAAGAATCTAATATTCTCACCACTTTGTATTGGTTGGAATTGCATATCTAATCCTTTCTCTTTTACAAGATGATTAAACAATATAGATGCTCTGACATGCATTGGTGTTCCTTTCTTATAAATTGATACTGCATTTTCATATTCAAAAATATTATTGACTCTTCTAGGGAATGCAATATCATATGGGTCTAGTTCTTTAAATTCTTTTCTTGCATTGTCAACAAACTCATGAACAAGTTTCTCATCACCTTTCATAACAACCTTCAATGCATCTTCTAGTTTTTCACGAACCCATTGTGGTGTAGATGACTTTGCAGTCTCAATACCCATCATCTTAAGTTTAGGTTTTTTTAATCTTACACCTTCATTATCATGAACATTGAGAATGTATCTTTTCTTTGCAGTCCAGATACCTTTGTCTGCAATTACCTCACGACCCATGACCATCTTGTTTTGATATGCACTAGAATACTCTGCAAGTTCCTCATAACATGTATTAATCACATCTTGCATTTTAATATTTGCAACTTGGTCAAGAAAGTCAATAGGATTTTTTGGTTGAACACTCTTGACTAGTTCATCAAATCTTACATAGATTGAGTCAGTATCAATTGCAACAACATAATCATCTTCTGTATCTAAAATGGTATTTAAGTACTTGTTGACTGCCTGTTCAACCCATTTAATTGCAAGTTGACCACTACTTGTCACTGCCTCTGCAAGACCAATCTCAAAATATCTAAACCACTCATTACCGATTGCACCATAAGCACTGTTCAAAGAAATTTTACGAACTTGTTGGTTGTTATATGCAATTGCAATCTTTCTGTTCAATTCTTGTTTTCGTCTAGGGTCATCTGTCTTTTCAAATTCTCTTTGGTGTTCAATCATCTTTCTTTTCCACAACACCCTTTCATCATACAAGTTCTCTAGAATCTCTGGAAGGAATCCTTGTTTTCTTTTACTAAACTTTGCACCATTTGGTGTTTGTGAAAACAGTTTATTTGTTTTGACTTCCTTTCTTAACATCATATCAACATTAGTTGTATCACTTGTCATTCCAGAGAATGTCTCTGGACTAATATTGTATTGCATAATCAAATGTGGATACAGTGAGTTCAAATCAAACGATACAACCCACTCATGCATTCCAACCTGTGGGTCTTTAACATATGCACCCATAAACTTTTGTTTCTTGGGAGCACCACCTTTTGATGGTGGAACAATAATGTTTTGTTGTTTAAGTCTATTGAATATTAAAATATCCCAATATCTTACTTGTCTAAATGCATCAAGATAATTACACTTTGCAGTATAAGCCATCTGAATCATAAGACCCATCAATCCTAGTTTGTCATCTAGTTCTTCAACCAAAGTCACATCACGAACATTATACTCTAGGAACTTCTGATAATCTTTCTTATAAAAAAGATGCATTGCACCAAACTCTTCGTAATTAATTTTACCTTTACCAAGTTCTACTTGACAAATGTTTTCTAGTTTATAACTATCTCTTCTTTTGAATGTAAACTTCTGATAAAGTTGCAAGTAATCTACAACCTCAACACCAGTTAGTGTGTATGCTTGTTGTTTCTTATTAAAAGTATCCCACTCACGAACTGTTGTGATATTCCAAGGCGATAGTTGGTCTGCAATGGTATTACTGAATAATTTACTAATTCTGTTGTAAAGATAAGTAATATCAAATTTGTCAACATTCCAACCAGTAATAATGTCTGGATATATCTTTTTGTATTCTTCTAGGAAAGTCTTGAGAAGTTGTTTCTCATTTTGACAATGAAAGTATTTGATTGTTGGGTCATTGTGTTCCCATGCTTGAGTTCCAAAAACATACTTGGTATCTTGTCCAAACAATTTAAAAGTAATTGCATTAATCTCTTCTGAAGCCTCGGTTGGTTCTGGGAATCCATTCTCACACTCACACTCAATATCAAGATTCATGACACGAATGTGTCTCATCATCCACTCAACATCTTGAGGGAAGTATTCAGAAATGTATGCATAAGGATGTCGTTCTATTCCATGAACATCAAACCCTTCTACACCTTTCCACTTCTCACGAAACTGTCGTGCTTGTGCAATAGAATTAAATTTTTTGGGTTCTAAATTTTGTCCTGTTATAGAACGAAAGGAAGAATCTTTATTTGTTGGAACATAGAAAGTAGGTTTGTATTGAACCTGTTTTTGGATATACTCTCCATCCTTGAACTCACGAACAAGGATTAGATTTCTATGTTGATAGACATTTGTATAGAAGTGCATATAACTAGTATACTACTAGATTACTTTTTGGTCAACAAAATGTTTTTGCAATACTTGGATGTTTTCTTCTGCAGCTGCAATTTTTACAATTTGAGAATTGATTGCATCTAATACATCTGGATGTTCTCCAATACCTGCTGGGTTATGTAAATAGA